AACAATAACAGTATCGTTAACACGTATACCATGATTATTTCCTGGATCATTACCGTCCATATCTAATAGTATTTCAATCTCACATCCTGGATTATCACCACCAATACCTTGGTCAGCGTCAATCATAGAACATGTATAAGCTAAGTGTAATCTACCTTGCTCTGACCAAATAACTTGATCAGAAGTCATAGCTTCTTCAGCTCCTACTTGTGAAAGAAATCCTGAGATTGTTCTGTTTCCAAAAACCTCAGCTTCTTTTTCCATAAGATCTGGTAAATATTGTTGTGCCCACCCTTGCGTAGCGGTAGACGTAAAATCGATGTAGTTATTGTTTAACGTTTGCTTCTGTGGAGAAGGAACGCTATTCAAACTACTTCCTGCAGTAATTGCCATAATTTTGTAATTTTAAATTGTTATTTTCTATTTTTAATTTTAAACTTAAAATCAGAAGAATTATCACCTAACACTTTTACTTTAATTCCACCAGCTTCATACTCGCCATGAGCTTGTCTTGGTTTCATACTAACATTTTTAGATTTAGCTATACTATCTTTCATAGCATCAGCTTTACCTTGTTCGTAAAAGTGTTTTGCAATAGCATCAGCATTCATTGCTGTATAAAGTCCTTTGTGATAACCCGCAGCATCTGACATTTCGTTATTTTCGTTCAAAAACTTTTTGACAAAATTATTAATGTCGCTTTGAGTATCTTTAACTTCATTAGCATTGTTCACATTAAACCTATATTTTTTATCACCGACGTTGTATTCAAAACCTTTGAATTTATCGTTAAAAACATTATTTGTTTTATTTAAAAAAGTACGTGTTTGTTTTTCTGCTACTTTTTTAGTCTCTTCTGACTCTTTGTTGTATCTATTAAAAAAATCAACGAATTTTTGCTGCTCACTTGTAAGCTTGCTTCCAGCTTTAATTTCTTCATAGTATTTGGACTTTTGCCCGTCCAAGTGGCTTCTAGCGCTGGCAACTTGCTCTTTTAACGCTAATTTTTTTCTTCGTATTTCTCTTTCATCATCTGACTCTTCGTCGTAAGAAAACGTGTCTTCCATAAGGAAGTTAATTTCTTCTGCATTTAAATGAGGTTTAGTTTGTCTATAATATTCATATAATAAATCTTGATTATCTAATTTACTATAATCTTGATTAAGCTTAACATAATCATTTAAATCTCCACCAGTTTCGTCCATAAAGTCAACTAACTTTTGAATATTTTCAGGTAAAGGTTTACCAGTAGATTCAGCTTCAGCAATAGCTTCTTCAACTTTTTCTTCTACTTCAGCAACTTCTTCTTCAGTTGAATCTTCAGTTATTTCTTCTAATACTGGAGTTTCTTGTGCTTCTGTTTCCGGTTGTACTTCTTCTTGTTTTTGTACGGGCTCGGCATCTTCAGACTTTGCAACCACTCCGCTGTCGTTAGTATCGTCTTCTTTAGTTTCATTTTCTTCTGGTGGTGTTGGTGGTTTACTTAAATCTACTTTTATAATGCTGTCATCATCAGCACTTTCAAACTTAGATTCTTCTACTTGAGGGCTTTCCTCTACAGGTGTTTGCTCTACCTGTTCTTGTGTAGTTTCTTCAACTACGTTTTCGTTTTTTTCTTCCATAATATAATATAATAATAATTAATAATTTTAAACAGGATCAAATCTTCCAAGTCCAAAGCCACCTCCTAATATATCATTACCTGATGACTCAAAGTTTTTAGGTGGTTTCTTATTTATTCTTTGATCAATAAGTTCACTTTGTTGAGAAGCCTGCATCTTTGTTCTTTCATCTTTACGATCTTCTTTTCTAGTTTCTTTTAGATCTATCTGCTTCATTTGTTGTTGTTGTAATGCTTTGTTTATTTCATACTCAAACCTCATTAACTTCATTTTATGCTCAACTTCAAGTTGCATTTGATTTGCTTTTAATTCAGATTTAGCTTGTTCTAATTGAACTTGGCTTTCTGTTAATGCTTGGTTTTTTTGCATTTCAGCTTGTGCAGCTATTTGCTGCGATTGAGCATTAGCTTGAGCTTGAGCTTGTATATTTTGTTGTTGTAACGCTTGATCTCTAGCTATTTTCTTTTTTCTTCTAAGTTTTAAAACTTGATTTGCTAGTTTAATGTTTTTAATTTCTCTAAGATCAATAGCATCTTCTAAATCTATAGTTTGTTGTTGTAGTGCCATTTGTATATTATTTTCTAATATAGCTTGCTCTTCTTCATCTGGCATTAACTCTATAAATATACCAAAGTCATATAAATGTAGATCAGATATTTCATCTAATGTAGCTAGATTATGACCACCTATAGCCTGCATAAAAGCATCTGCTGTTGGAGAGTATTCTAATATATCAGATATTCTAAGCGATAAGCGTTCTGCTGTCTCTACAGTTAAATACATACCAGCTTGCAACACGTGTCTTGTAGCTGTATTGCTATTGGCTGCAGCTAGCTTTTGCACGCCTACTAAAGCGTTTTTATCTGGAGTGCTACCATCTCTAGCTTCATTTAATCCGGTTACATCTCTTATCATCTGTAGATAATAGTTGTAATTTGCAATTAATGATTGCATTTTGTTACCACCGTTACCAGACTGTATTTCTTGTATTGGTACTTTGCCAGGGTTCATATCACCATCAGATGTAAATGATCTACCAATTACAGAACCTGTTTGAAAGAACATATTCAAAGCTTCTTGTGGATTATAGTTAGTTCCATTACCTAAATCTATTTCAGCAAGACCATCAGCATCTAAATAAACACCATCAGGTATCATACGTGCCATAACTTGTTGTAACTTTAAGTGTGTTAACTGTATCATATCAGCAAAACCAGTTATTCTACTTACAAGCGACTCTATACGTCCTTCGTACATACGAGGCGCAACCATAGCATAATTCATTTTTACTTTAGTATAATCACTTTTAGGTCGCATCATATTACTAGCCATCTCCCATTTAAGAAGCTTATTTGTACCTAGTATTAAAGCTCCTTCATATAAGGTTTCTATAGATCTTTGTAATTTAGAAAAGTTAAAATCTACATTTTCAGGTGGATTAAAACTATCATCTTTTGATATAATTTTATCAGCACCTGTACCTGTTTCTTTAACTTTATAAACTTCATTCATATAAGTTTTAAAATTAAAATATAATACTTGTACAGTATTATTATCTTCTTTATCTATAGTATATTTATTTTGATAATTATTTTTACTATAGTTTTTGTTTTTCATTATCTCTTCTAAATCAGATTCTGTTAAATGAGGAAACTGTTTAGCTAATTCATTTACTGGAATAGATTTAACTTCGCCAACGTAATATATATCATCAAAATAAGGGGAATCAGTGTAAGAGTATACAAGATCTGCAGGATCAACATATTCAACTTTAGCTCCTTCAGAAGTATTAAAAGAAGTTTTAGTAGCACCAATACCAAGTACCGCTAAATCATAATAAAATCTCTTTTTTATTAATTCGTAATTACTACCTTCAAAAAGAGTATTTATAGCTTGTTCTTCAGCTATTTCTACAGCTTGCTTATAAGTAAGTTGCATGTGCAACTGTAATTCTTCTTCGCTTTCAGGTAAAGAATCAGGATCGCTTTCTGTAATTTGTATACCAAAAGCTTCTTCTGTAAAATCATTTAAACCTTTAATTCTCATATCAGTTAATAGACTTTGCATGTAATCAGTTCTTTTTTGAACTCCATACTGATCTTGAGAATAAACTTTTATATCGTATAGTCTTTCAGACATACCATTAACAAGTATATCAACAAACTTTGGTATAATAGGTACTGGCTTCCAGTCTAGATTTAAATAACTTAAATCGCCGTTTATAGATAGCTCGTCTTTATATTTTTGTATTGATTGTTCGCCTCTGGCGTAAAGTCTTAGACTATGATAGTTTTTACGGTTACTCATATATCTATTAAGACTACGATCACTGTTAAACCACTCTGTTTCTATTGCTTTAGCAACTCTTAAACCATAATCATAACTTAACTTTTCAGCATCGCTTACAGTTTGACTTGGAAAATAACTCTTGCTAGAATATGCCATTTATTTTATTATTTGTGAATTAGTTCCAGTATTAGTATACTTAGAAATATTTATATTTAGTTTTGGTTTTTCAACCTTTGCGTTTGGTCTGTATAAGTGTCTATTGTTAGCCATGATTGCTAAACCACTACTTATAGATGCATCAAACTTTGTTCTTTTATTTATGTCAAATTTAGCCCAATCATTTAGTAATTCATTGAAATATAAATTACCAAAACTACCATCTTGTTGCATACCTACATGATCCTGTATGTACATTTCAATAGCAGCAGCGTGAGCTTGTTTTATATCTTCACTTGAGTTTGGTATACCACCTATTTCTTTTTCTGCTGTAGATAGTTTATTCCAGAGTTTATCAGGACGATTCATGCTAAAACCTCTGTAACCTCTACGTCTTAAATAATACAAAAGACGTGGCTTGTTATTCTCTGCAAGTATCGGCATACCATAAAAAACTAATGCCATTAATACATCTTCAAAAAATATTTCAGCTGTAGGTGGTCTTGACAAGTATTCTAAAAAAAAGCTATTCGCAGGAGCGTCCTCCATACTAAACCTGGTTAAGCCGTGTAATGCTCCTTTAGATCCTTTACCATCTACAGTTCCTGATATATCATAAGAGTCACAACCAAATGCTCCCATGTGTTCATTACCAGGATATTTTATACCGTTTTTTAAAACCACTCTATTTTGTAATTGTTGAGGCGGTACCCAACTTAATTTAAATCTACCATTTTGATCAGGGTAGAATATAACTTGTGAATCTTTTACACCATTGACCCATTGAAAATTACCTTGAGTAACACCTAAAGTTCTAGACATTTCTTCATTGTAATCTATTTGTTCGTATATTTTTACTAAGTTAAATATACTATTTTTTGTTTCATCTCTAAACGCATGCTCTTCAGTTCTTGGAAATTGCCTATAGAATTCGTTTAAGGCATCTTGATCTCCTTTTAAACCTTCAGCTTCGTTTTGCCAATGATCAATTACACCTATATCTATTAGTTCACCATCTGGGGCAAACACGTCGACGTCAGGAGTAGTGAATACTGGAACTCCATGCTCGTCAATAAATCCTTCGTAGTTCCATTCCATTGGGATAAACAAAGAATATAAACCAGATCTTGTCTGACCATTTCTATTTCTTTTAGTGACATCTGATGCATTGTATAATTTTTTAAAGTTATCACCTCCTTTATCTAAAGAGTTTGAAGTACTACCCATCATGCACTTACCAATAATCCTACTACCTAATCTAAGACATGTTTTTGTAACACGCCAATTGTTTAATATATTATCTGGTTTTTCCCATTTACCACTTTCATCATGTACTAATAAAGCTAGTTTTTCACCTT